TACGTCCCCTGTTCTGCCTGCGTTTTTCGGCTGCCCTTTCAAGCAATACAGTAGCCTTGACCCTGACAGGTCCCTTGTTGTTCACCGTCCTGAGGAAGAGTGTCTTGTTCCTGGTGAAATTTCCCCCATTGTCCTTGATAGCGCCCTTTCCGATGGCAACCGGGTCGCTGATACTATCCACAGCGTAGCCAGCCTTCCTGCAGCTAAAGCTAAAACCTCCACAAAGTCGGTGCAATAATGGGCCTTCTCAAGAAGATTCTTGGTGGTGGTATTGCCGCCGCAGGTGCCATTACAGGCCAACCGCAACTCGTTATTAGTGGTGGCAGCATGGTAGCTGGTGACTTCGCCAAGGGCGGCAAGAAGAAGCCTCAGGTCGCAATTTCTGAGGGAAAACAGACTATTATTCCTGGTGCAACTCCCCCACCAAAGGTCGCTCATTCGCTAGATGAGCGACGAATAATGAACAGGGAACGAATGAATAGAGTTTATGGGGTAGGTGGGTAATGCCAGTACCGAGAAACCCGAAGAGGCCGATGTTTCCACACAAGGTAGAAAAGGCAGCGGTCAAGGCTACTGTATTGCTTGAAAGGGCAGCCGAAAAACGCAGGCAGAACAGGGGACGTATTTTCCAGACTGGATTTTTCACTCCCCAAAAGTTTAAGAAGGACGCAGAAAAGGAAATGAAGAAGGCTTTGCCTGTCTCTACACCCCGTTTGCGTAAAGCTGTAATGAAAACCGTGGGAGCTAGAAAGAAGTAAGATGGGTAGGATTTATGGTGTACACGGCTCCTAAAATTTGTGAAGAACTCTGGGAAGCTCAAAGGCTTTTAACTATGATTCAGAACCAGAGGATTGACAACGCAGAAATGGCTGCTGACCTAAGAAACAGACGGTTGAAGGAAATTATATGCCAAACTATCCCTACGACATAGCCATTCGTCCCGGTGACCCTATTGGTGGCCAGGGCAAGGGCAGACCTGGTGGTTCTGTTGGCACTGTACCAGTAGCTCCGCCTGAACAACCAGTAAGTGCTGCTCCTGCCCCTCCAGGACAGGACCCAAACATCCCAGCGGGTTTTGGTCCACAGACATTTGGTTCTCTTGACACCTTTAAGAGCTATCAACGAGGTCGGATGGCAAGGCTTTTGGGTGGTAGGCTCCCTATCAACTATTGAACAACTAGGGGGGTGGTTATGCCCACAACAATTCCTAAGGAGTACCTAGATATAGAGAGCAAAATAACTCCAGCGTTACTCCAACTGGTTGTAGATAACCCTGAGCTGTGGGAGGGAAAATATGACCCTGTAATGAGGGTGGCTTCTTTTGTGTACATCGGGGAGGGGGCAACAGTTGGTTTTCGTGTTTCAGACATTTTCATGGATGACTGTAGCTTTAGAGTTGGTCTCTGGGAAATAATAAACAAAGTTGATTAGCATGGAAATAAAGTTCGTACCGCTGGCAATCAACACATCTGCCTCTCCAATGGAGAAGCGGCAGCTCGTCAGGTTGAATTGTCTTGGTAGCCTCTACTACTTTATTAAGGTTGGTCTACGTCGTCGTAGGTTGACAGACCATTTGCACCTCCCAATTTGCAATTCCTTGGAGCGTTCCTTCATTAAAGACGTTTATGAGCTGCCGCGTGACCACTTCAAGTCCACTATTTGTTCTGAGGGACTCCCTATGTGGTGGGCGCTCCCGTTTACCAACCAGGATGCAGATTCGTTCTGGAACCTTGGCTTCTCAGAAGAGTTTATCCGGTGGATGGTAAAAATCCACGACCCCAATGGCCGCTTTTTGCTTGTTAGTGAGAATATCACCAATGCTGCTACACTTGGCAAACGAATTCGATACCATTACGAGTCTAACTACCTCTATCGTGGGCTTTTTCCTGATACTCTACCAGATGCTTCTTGTACCTGGACAAACAACTCTCTCCATGTTAAGCGTCCGAAGGGTAGTCCACAAGCCGCCCACGGTGAAGGAACATTTGATTTCCTTGGTGTAGGTGGTGCTCTCCAGTCTCGGCACTATCACAAAGCGATTCAGGACGACCTTGTTGGTCGCAAGGCTCTTGAGTCTGCAACGGAGATGGAAAAGACAATCAATTACCATCAACTGTTGATTGGTGCTTTTGAGACTGAGGACAGGCTGCACGACAACAGTGAGCTAGTTGTTGGTAATCGGTGGTCGTTTCATGATTTGAACTCCCATATCCGTGAAGAGGAGCCTTGGTTCCGTCTGGTGAATCATAGTGCCTTAGGCGGTTGCTGCCCTATCCACCCACCTGATAGGTCGATTTTTCCTGAAGAGTTCTCTGAAGAGAAGCTGCTTCGTTGGAAGAGGCGGCTTGGCTCTTATATGTTCTCTTGCCAGTTCTTGAACAACCCCGTAGCTCCAGAAGATGCTGATTTCAAAGAGGGTTGGCTCAGTTACTATTCGTTTCGCACAGACGCAACTGGGGACACCTATATAGTCCATGAAGTAAAGAATGGACTTGTACGCAAGGACTTGAAAATCAACCACTTGAGCCTTGCTATGACTGTGGACCCAAACCATGCAGGCAACGCTGCAAGTGGTCGCTGTCGCCACGCGATAACAGTGGTTGGACTATCACAGGATAACCTCTATTATCTCCTAGACTCGTGGGCCATGCACGCCAGCTATGATACTTTCATTGGTAAGGTTTATGAGCTTGCCAAGAAGTGGCGCCTTCAGAAGTTTGGTGTTGAGGCCATTGCTGGTCAGCAGTATCTTGCGTACCACCTTCGCTACAGAAATCAAATCGAGGGGAATACGGTGCGTATTATTGACCTAAAGGGGGAGGTGGATGCGCCAGACGGCACTCCCACCAGGAAGAAAGAATGGCGTATCCGCTCCCTCTCTCCTATTTTTGAGCAGGAGCGATTCTTCATCCAGCGCCGTCATCAGAGCTTCCTTGAGGAGTACACCACATTTCCAAGGGGAAAGTATGTTGACCTTCTTGATGCACTGGCGTACATTCCGCAGATGATGAAGTCTCCGATGAGTTACACACAGCATATTGCAATGCTGAGGACCAATCGGATGAGAATGCGACAGGTAAATGCTGGGTATCAGTAGAATGACTTGCGGATGCTCAGTTCATTATATGTGCTTACACTGTGGAAAGTGCTATTCTCATGAGCATAAAGCCTACATTCGTAGCAATGGCAAGTGGTGGTGGCGTTGTGGTGGTGGGCCAAAGCACCTAGCTCAGCCTAATAACAGGATGGTGAGTCTTGCCTGCTAAACTTGAGCGATGTGTCGAAAAGGTGAAGAATCGCCAAGCGCGAAAGGACCGGGCAAATAAGGTGAATCCTTGGGCTGTTTGTGTAAGTTCAACAGGCTTGAAGCCTCATAAGAAAAAGGAGAAATGAGTCATGGGTAGTTTCGTAGCAGCTTTACTTGACCTTGCTCTAGCAGCGTTCGTTAAGATCATAGACAGGTTTTTCAAAAGCAAACGTGGCGAACGGGTGAAGGTGATCATGGGTGACGCAGCCCGGATCGTCGCAATCGTGGCCGCTCGAACTGAAAACAAGGTGGATGATGCCGTCGCTAAGATTGCGGAGGATTTAAGTCTACCAGAAACTAATGTCGAGAAGCTACTCACCGGTCCCTGGGGGGATATCATCAAGCGTCTAGTCGCTGCCCGACTGCTTAAGGAAGAGACCGGCGCGTCCGACTCGGAGTCGAACTTGGCGGTTGAGTTTGTCCTTAATGAGGCAAAGGAGTCAATGGAGGGGTAGGAGTCAATGGAGGGGTAAAGTAGTATGCCTGACGCGCCCATTCGTGTTAACCTGACTCCTCAGGTCGAGGAGCACCTTCGGAGGGATATCCGAAGGCACATCCTCGGCCTGAAATCAGGGTATGCTGTGTTGCACCAAACCAAAATTGGTAAGTGGCGCAAATTCTACGAGGCGACGCCTCTGGAGAAGATTCGGGAGTTTCCGTTCTACAATGCCTCCAACCTGGTGGTTCCCGTTATTGCTATTCACTCTGATACACTTCTCGCCAGAGTCATGTCCTACGTTTTTAAGACAAAGCCGCTGTGGGTAACAAAGCTGCTTGGTACTCACCAGGGTGTTGGAGAGGAACTCAGAGAGGCAATTGAGGAGTTTCTGGAATATGTTGGTATTGAGCCAACGGAACTTGACCTTTATCGTGTTTATCACGAATGGTTTGGTGCAACACAGCATACCCTGATTTCAGGCCGAGGATGTGCCTTCGGATATCCCTCCGAAGGTGCTCCTCGACCTGAGGAGTCAGGTTAACACGAATGGGCGCGTCAGGCATACTACTTTACCCCTCCATTGACTCCT